GTTTTTTCAATAGCCATAATTATAAGATGTACTCTTATGGCATATTTTAAATCTTACCAATATACTCCATGATTCATGGCAGCACTTTCTCCATTTCCATTGGGAGACAAGTTTCCATCATCTGCTGTATCCGTAGCTGAATCATAAAATAATCTTGTAGTATGTGTAATAAGGGGAGTGATTATTGCTTTAGAATAACTTACACTATCGTTTGTTATATCATATCCAGTAACCAGACCAGTATATATTGCCGTACTGCTATAAGGCTTACTAAATCCATCTAACCAGTTAGAATCTCCAACTAAAGCATCTAGTGTATCTTCTCCCATTAAGTCTTTTAACTCTACAGTATTTCCAAAGAATGTAATCTTATAGGCATATACTTCATTCTTTCTCATTTCAACTCCTTCCAGTTTTATCTTACCTTTTTGAAACTCTAAATAGTTAAGCTCAATAGTTCCATTAACCTTTAGTCTCCCATCAAAGCCATCTATAATATCAAAGTTGTAATAGTGTTTAAATATTAGATTATTTACTTTAGAGGCAGGTAGAGTAAAGCTTTGTGAAAAGCTAGTAAACACCTTAGATATATCTTTAATGTTTTGAATAGTGTTTGTTATTGAAACGCTTTCGTCTTCAAAAAAATCTACTCTTTCTCCTTCAATGTAAAGTTGTATATACTGCATTATCTAACATTGTTTATTTTGTCAAAGGAATAGTTAAAGTCTAATGAGTAATTAATAAGTCTATCATTAACTGACTTTTTAAAGGTTAAGGATTTAGTATTTAGATTAATAGGCAATACATCTGTTCCATTATCTACCCATATTTGCTCGCTTAACATTAATTGTCTTATTACTTCATTAAAGCTTTCATCTATAAATCCTGTATTCATGCTTATTTTCTCTTTTCCATTTATACCTAGAGTTGCTATAACGTGCTTAGACTTATCATAAGTTGGATCATTTGTATAGTTCATAATATCTCTTTGGAACTCACTACTAGATGTTGTAATGGAGGTAGTTGACTTTTTAAAGAATGGCATAACTTGTAATGCTCCAAACTTGTTATAAAAGATTACTTGGAGTTGGTCGTATTTAATCTCGCATACTGCTTCAAGAGTAATGGTATGAGTTTGAGCATATCCTGTTTTAGTTGACACTACTGTTATAGTATCTCCAGTTTCTAAGCTGTTAGTAGGAGTAACTCTTATGTATTGTATTTTTAATGTTGAATCGTTTGTATCAGCAACTACAATAGGAGTTAATGTATTCCCCCAGTATTCTGCATATAGATTCCAATATTCATTTGCTAGATTCCATTTTACATTTGCTCCTCCTCCACTTGTGAATGTAATAGTTGGTTCTGCTTCTACAAATACTGGAAAGATAATATCTGTTCCTGGTTTAAAATAAATAGTAGTGTTACTCTGCATATAAGCAGGAGTGTAATCTGGTCTAGCTACAATAGTATAGTTGTCTGGAGTAGAAGTCATAATATCTGCTACTAATGCTAATTGAGTATTGCTTTCTACAGCAGCAATAGTTGTATTAGTTGCTGCACTTGTATTATTAACAGTATCTCCAACAGTAACTGTTTGCGTGAATGTTTGCGTAGAATCTATAAGCTTAAATGCTGTAGTAGCTCCATCAGTTGTTGAACTAACAAGAGTATTAACAGGGTTAGTAGATTCTCTAGGGTTTACTCCAGTTTCAAAATATCCATATCCTTCAAATCCTAATAAATCTAAGGTTTGACTTTCTGAACCTACATTTGTTGTTATTGCACTATCTGCTTCTACCCATACTCCGTCTGTAGAGAAGTTAGCATATTCTGTATCTAAATAATCTTTTACAAGTCCACTTATTTCAAATATCACATAATTGTTTCCTGTTAATGGAGTTTTAGTAAGTGTGTATTGTGCTGATGCAGGTTTGTCTGTTGTAAATGTTCCTGAATATATATACAGGCTCATTGTTACTGTTGTTATTGTATTTGCAGCAGGACTTATTTTAATATAGTATGGACTTCTTGCGTTTAGTATTGTACTCATGTTTAAATATTATCTGTTAAATCTTTTATTAAAGAGTTTGCTATATCTTCTGGCAGTCTTTCAAATGCCTTTTAAAAAGGTCTTGTAAAAAACATACTTGCTTTTATTCCTTTATCTTTTATGCTATTTGCCAATATAAAACCCATTGATTTATAAGTTCCAAATTGACCTTTTTTATTTCTTGGCTGTATCTTGTTTCTTTTAGCAAATTTTGCAAACACTCCAGTATGGTATTCTAACCCTACAAGATTACTGCTTTGCTTATAAGAAAATGGAGAACTTGCAGACTGCGAGTAATAAGCTTTAACACCTCTTACTCCTCTGTCTTGAAACATTCCATAATCTTCCATTTCAAAACTTAACTTATAACCTTGTGCAGTTTTATCTACAAAATATCCTATAGAATTATAAAGCTCCTTAGTGGCATTATGTTTTTCTTTAGTAAGATTAGTTCTGGCTTGTTGGACTACATATTTACCAAATCTATTTAATTCGTCTTTTAATTTTTTTAATTCCATTAGCAAATAGTCATATCGGTTGGAACAATTACATCAAAGGTTACAGCCCATCCTGTTAGTGAGTTTTCAAACCTTTCATTAAAAGGCTCACAGCTTGCTGTTCCTTCTACTTGGTATAAATCACTAAATAAATCTCCACGCATTAGTTTACTTACTATTCTTGCAGCTACATTTAACTGAGTGTTAAGTATATCTTGCTCATTGGAGTTTCCTAGAAATACAGATGTTTCTTCTTTCTTAGGTTCATCTACAATATCCATACACATTATAGTTACATTGAATGTTGTAGTTGGAGCAGAGATAGTTGCTTGATTAACCATTATGTGTGATAATGGAAATATGGTTTGTTTAGCTAAGTCTATGTCATAGATGTTTCCATAGCTAACTGTATTAACAAAAGGCTCTGCTTGTAAAGCTGTTTTAAGTGTATCAATTATATTATAATAAGTTGTCATATCGTTTTAATAAATATTGGTGTAAAAGAGTTTATATCGCTATTGTTTGTTTCTTCTATATAATCGTCTAGCCAGTCAAGAGCTGCATCAAAGTCAAATACTTCATTATTAACTTTTGCTTTAAGTAAACAGTCAAGACATTTCCAGTAATCATATATTGCTCTTTTAGGATTAGTAGTGCTAATACCAATCATAGCATCTTCAAATCCTTCAGCAAGTACAATGCTTTCATCATAGGGAATTAATCCCCTTTCGTAAAGCTCCTCTACTAAAAACTCTTTCATATCTTCATTTTACTTTTTAACATTCTAGTCTCTGTTTCAATCTTTTCTTTTTCAAAAGATAAAAACATTAGACATTTATGTATTGGCTGTTTTGTAACATTGTCAAGCTGTAATACATCTCCTTTACACAATCCATATAAGCTTGAATACCAACCCCATTTTCTTCCAAAGTTTGCTTTTGCTGTGAGGTTAGATTCTGCGCCTCCACTTTGAAAAAGCTCGGTATATGTATCATTAATTCTTTGCTTAAACTCCAAAAAAAAACAAGCGAACCTAATACTACATCTAAAGGCATCTTTTTCATGTCGTAATTGTCATAAGTTTCGTATGGCTCTATTAAATATTTGCCATTTTTTTTTAAGGTTACTGGTCTAAACAATACTCCCATAGCTTTATGTATGTTTTCCCAGTCAGCAATAGTTGTGTCTAAGTCAACATATTCTCCAAATGTCATATCGTCTAATTGAGGTATGAAGCCAAACTCTACTTCTCCTTTTTTAAAGGTTGGAATAAAGGTTGGTTTCTGTTCAAATAGGTTGTTAAGGTGTTTGGTTATTTTTTTTATTGAATTGTATTTAATATTTAATACAAGCTTTAATTCAATATTGCAGAATATCTCTATCATTTTCTGTTGCAGAAATAAACTGTCTTCGTTTTCTTCAGAAATTTTTAGAAACTTTTGGTATTGTTCTAATGTTATTTCTGACAGGTTTTCTGGTACTAATAATTTAGCTTTCATATATATAATACGAAAAAACTAAAAATTGTAGTTCAGGCTAACTATCTGTATTATATTATTTAATATTTATTTGATGATATATTCCATTAAAGGATATGCTCCATTCTTCATCTATTGTAAATTCTTCTTTTGTATCCGTATTAAAGAAAGTTATTTTATCAGAAATAAGGTTAAGAAAAAACTGATGTTGTTCAGGTGTTGTTTTGTTATAGAAGTCTATTACTTTTTTATAAGGTGCTTTCATCTTTGATAATTTATATTTGTTTGTTCTTTAGGATGCCCATCCCATTCTCGAGCATCACAAAAACTATTAATTTTAATTGTTGGTTTTTTAAAATCACTCCAATAAGAATATTTAATTCTACATTTAAATGGTTTCCCTTCATTTGCAGGATAAGGCATTACTGCATCTGTATATGGATTGCTTGATTTATCATCAATTAGGCTTTCTACTGGCAATATTACCAACCTATGTACTCTTTTTATGTGCCCTATTAACTGTCCTATTGGTACAACTATTGCACTACTTTTACCTATTATCTTTTTAACTTTGTAGTAATCAATGTTTGTTTGGTCATAACCCCAAGAGGCATAAAATATATCCCCTATTTTTGTTCTTGAATTATCGTAAATGTATTTTTTCATAATTAAAATGTTCTATTAGGTTTAAATTTAGGTTTGTATCTTTTATCTTTTGGCATATAGTCTTCATGAGTATATTTTTTACCAAGCATACTATAAAACTCAACAGTTATACTAAAAACTGATAGTTTTTCATATTCTAATAACTTAGTTGAATAATTTATTTCTTTAGCATATTTTAAAGCAAATAGTCTTTTAGACTGTCTTGTTTCTAATGCTAAAAATCTTTTTTCTAAATCTATCATTCTTGTTTTATATAATCTAAATAATTTAATATTTAGTTACAAATTCTTCAGCTTCTTTTTGAGTTTTGAAATAGTAGCTTGAATATTCGCCTTTGTCTATGACATCTACTCTAAAGGAACTGTAGTCTTTGTTAGTTAGGGTTCTTGTTTTCATAGTATAAATATAATAATAATAATTTAATATAAAAAAAAAATTTAATAAATATGATATTCTCCTCTATTTGGATTTTCTAATTGGTAGCTTACCGAATATCTAAGAGCATCTAATAAATGATTATGCTTATCTATTGGGGTTTGTGATTTCTTTTCAAGCCAACAATAATTATTTAATTCTTTAATTAAATCAGTTGAGTTTGGGTCAATAATTAAATCATAATCTTGCAATAAACTAATACCATAGGTAATACTTCCCTGACCTTTTATAGTTGGAACTACATTATTAAATCTTTGCAGTTCACTTATTAATCGTGGTTCTGCGCTATCTCCAACTATTAAATTGTTACCTGCAAATTTAGTGTTAAGCTCTGCTATTTGTGAAGTAGTTAAATGTGTTTTATAAAAACATTGTTTAACATATATTATTTTATTATTTGAATCAATGCTTGTTTGTACTAATGTTGAGGGGTCATTACTAAAGCCGTAATCTTGCCCATATACTGATTTACCTATTTCTTTAAAACCCCCAATTTCCCAATTAGTAAATATTACGCCCTCTGCCTTTTCAAGCCACGCCCCATTTACTATATGTTCAAAGTTTTTAGGTCTTCTTATTTTCATTTGTTCTATTTGTTTGATATAGCTATTTGAAAGGTTTTCAATATTATCTAAATAGGTAGTGTGTATATAGGTTGTATCTCCTTTAGTAATATTAACACCAGCCTTTATACCTTTGTTTTCAAACCATCTTTTATAAATAAAGTGTTCTTTAGTGGTTGGATTAAGCATTAATATAATTCTATTAATTTTCCCTTTTTGTCTAACTGATAAGTCTATTTTATCAAATATATTTTCATCATTTAATTCTTCTGCCTCATCCATTATCCAAGTTGTAACTCCCTGTAATGATTTTAAATTAGCTGTTTGGTCTCCTGATGATGTTTTTATTCCTCTAAACAATATTTTGCTTCCTGTTAGTTTGTTTATAATCTCATCCTTTGTTATGTGAAAATAATCTTGATAACCTAGTATTTCTATTTTTTCTTTAAATTCTGGTATAATTGATATATGTGCTGACCTTAATGTAAATCTGGTAAATAATATTACATGACCCCCCTCTAAAGTTAATAAAACTAAAAGGGCATTTATTGCAAAAGATTTTCCTGAGCCCCTCCCCCCAGTAACTATATAATACCTACTGTTTGTTTTTTTAAATACACTCCATTTCTTATTTAAATCTAATGCCATTTAATAGCTCTTTAAAATCAATACTAAACCCTTCGTTTTGTGTAACATCAATAGTGTCTTTTGGAGTTCCATATGCCGAATCCATTAGTGCTTTATAAGCTTGAACATCCCCATTCCTTGCTTTTCTTAATAAGCTTAAAGTCATTAAATCCTCCTGAGTTAAAAATTGCATTTCCCCATTCATTGGGTTTTTAACATTCTCTAATGTAGTTAGCCACCTTTTAGCTATGGTTGCTCTGTTTAATGAGCCTTTTGGTCTGCCATTTTTTTTGGGTTGGTATGTTGAACTAAACTTTTTTAAATTATCTTCTTTTCCCATTTTATTTTAATTCAAATGATGCGGTAATTCTATTTGCAGATGCATTGTTGTTTATTTTAGTTGTTTTTTTACTTGCTATTCTACTAAATCTAGCACACCTCCAAATATTAGATTTTTTTAAAGCATATATTAAAGATGGTGCAGAAGTAACAATGCTATACCTAAAACCCAACCCTTTATAATGTTTTCCTATTTCATTTAAAAATTTTATTCCAAATCCAACACCCTGATAGTCTGGCAATATTACCAACCTATGTACTCTTTTAAGGTTTTTAACTTTTGGATGTGGAAAATGTAAAACACTTAAAAAACCTGCCAACTTATTATTTATAAATGCCAAAAAAACATTAGCGGCATTATTATGAATGTGACTTAAATAATGGTATTTAGCAAACACTCTCCAAATTGATTTATCCTTTGTTTGGTATATTTCAAATTTAACATCTGGTCTATTTTTTTTTTGCCCTTCAAAACTTTGAAAGGTCATTGTATCAGTATTAAAAACCCAAGCAGGCAACAACCAATCCCCCACATCAAAATGACAGGTTACGGCTATAAATTTATTTTTTGTTTTCCTTATTGCTTTTTGAATAGCATTAGAGCCTATTTTAGCAACATTTCTGTCTACTACTGAAGTAAACTCATCAAACACTATTAGTTCTTTATTTTGTAATAAAGCATTTGCTAAATCAACCCTCATTTTTTGACCATTAGATAGTATATTATAGGCTTTTAACCAGCTTGGAGGGCTACTAAAACCAACCGAGTTAAATGTTTTGGTTATTTCTGTTATGCTTTTGTTTTCTGGCATATCATCTAATATGCTTTCTGCCTTATAATTAAAATTAGTAACATAAGCATTTTCAAATAATTGTTTTGCAATAGTCGTTTTGCCTGTTCCAGAGCTACCTACTATTAGACCTATCTTCCAATTAGATGATAAGTCTATACTAC